GTTTTAATTCTAGATGCAGCAGTTTTTCTATTCGTACCTCCTGCAGCATCATCTACTATAAACAAATCTGCATCTGCTAGTGCAGCACCAATATCTGTTCCACCATCTATCTCTAAAGCAGCAAGATCAACTTTACCTGCTGTACTAATAGTACTTAATTTTGAATCTGCAATAGAACCTGCTAATTGGGCATTAGTTATTGTTCCACTTAAAGATGATGTTGGATAATTCGTAGCATCACTTAAATCAAATGCTGGAGTACCATCTGAACCACCTAATGATAATGAAACACCACCATAAGAAACACTTGAATTAGATAACTTGGCATTCGCAATAGAACCAGCAAGTTGAGCATTGGTTATTGTTCCACTCAAAGATGATGTGGGATAGTTAGTAGCATCAGTTAGATCAAATGCAGGAGTTGCATCAGAACCACCTAGTGATAGACTAATTCCACCATAAGAAACTGATGAATTAGATAACTTAGCATTAGCAATGGAACCTGCTAATTGAGCATTAGTTATAGTTCCAGATAAAGATGATGTGGGATAGTTAGTAGCATCTGACAAATCAAACGCAGGAGTAGCATCTGAAGCACCTAAATCTACTTCTATTCCACCAAATGAAACTGAATCATTAGCTAACTTAGAATTTGCAATGGAACCAGCAAGTTGAGCATTCGTAATGGTTCCAGATAGAGATGAAGTAGGATAATTGGTTGCATCACTTAAGTCAAAAGCAGGAGTAGCATCAGAACCACCTAATGATAAACTAATTCCACCATAGGAAACACTTGAGTTTGCTAGCTTCGCATTTGCAATAGAACCTGCTAATTGAGCATTTGTAATTGTTCCACTTAAAGATGATGTTGGATAGTTAGTAGCATCAGATAAATCGAATGCTGGAGTGGCATCAGAACCACCTAATGATAATGAAACACCACCATAAGAAACTGATGAATTAGTTAATGCACTATTAGGTATATTTGTTAAACCAGAACCTGAACCACTAAATGAAGTAGCAGAAAGTGCAGTATTAAATTGCATTCTACTATTGGAATTACTCCATGTTAAAGTCTTATCCCCTTGACTTCCATAAATTGTAATACCTGCACCATCTAAAGCAGCATTATCTAATTTTGTTCCTGATGCTGTTGATGCAATACCAATATTCCTATCTTCTACTTCTAAACTATCAGTATTGATTATTATTTCTGTTCCATTAACTGTTAAATTACCAGCAATTGTTATTGTATCATTAGCATCTCCAATTGTTAATGCATTACTAGCAACATTTAAATTAGCAACTGAATTAATAGTTGCAGTATCTAAGGAAGTGGCAGTAATAACACCAGTTAAATTAACTCCACCAGTTCCTGTAATTGCTTTAGAATTAAAATCTAAATCTCCTCCAAGTTGAGGGGTCGTATCTCCTAAAATTTCAGTACTAATACCCGTAAGAGAAGTATAAGGATATGCAGTTGCATCACTTAAATTAAATGCTGGAGTAGCATCAGAAGCACCTAATGCTAATTCTATTCCACCATAAGAAACTGTAGAGTTTGATAATTTAGAATTTGCAATGGAACCAGCAAGTTGAGCATTCGTTATAGTACCACTCAAACTACTTGTAGGGTAATTAGTAGCATCTGATAAATCAAATGCTGGTGTGGCATCAGAAGCACCTAAATCTACTTCTATTCCACCAAATGAAACCGAATCATTAGATAACTTAGAATTAGCAATGGAACCTGCTAACTGTGCATTCGTTATTGTTCCACTTAAACTACTTGTAGGATAATTGGTTGCATCAGTTAAGTCAAAAGCAGGAGTTGCATCGGAACCACCTAATGATAAACTAATTCCACCATAAGAAACACTTGAGTTAGATAACTTACTATTTCCAATAGAACCAGCTAACTTACTTGCTGCAATAGAACCAGCAAGTTGAGCATTGGTTATAGTACCACTCAAACTACTTGTAGGATAATTCGTTGCATCGGACAAATCAAATGCTGGTGTGGCATCAGAACCACCTAATGATAAACTAATTCCACCATAAGAAACACTTGAGTTAGATAATTTAGCATTCGCAATGGAACCTGCTAATTGAGCATTAGTTATGGTTCCAGTTAAATCAGTAGTTGCCAAAGAACCATCAAAAGATGTAGCAGTAACAACACCAGTTAAATTAACTCCACCAGTTCCAGTTATAGTTTTAGAATTAAAACTTAAATCTCCACCAAGTTCTGGAGATGTATCTCCTACAATTTCTGTACTAATTCCTGTTAATGATGTATAAGGATATCCAGTTGCATCTGATAAATTAAATGCTGGAGTGGCATCTGATGCACCTAATGCTAATTCTATTCCACCATAAGAAACTGTAGAGTTTGCTAACTTGGCATTCGCAATGGATCCAGCAAGTTGAGCATTTGTTATTGTTCCTGATAAACTGCTTGTAGGATAATTCGTAGCATCACTTAAGTCAAAAGCAGGAGTTCCATCAGATCCACCCAGAGATAAAGAAACACCACCATAAGAAACACTTGAGTTGGATAATTTAGCATTCGCAATAGAACCAGCAAGTTGAGCATTTGTAATTGTGCCACTTAAAGATGATGTTGGATAGTTAGTAGCATCACTTAGGTTAAATGCTGGAGTTGCATCTGATGCACCTAATGCAAGTTCTACTCCACCATAAGAAACTGTAGAGTTTGATAACTTTGCATTCGCAATGGAACCTGCTAATTGAGCATTTGTAATGGTTCCTGTTAAATCAGTAGTTGCTAAAGAACCATCAAAAGATGTAGCAGTAATAACTCCAGTTGAATTAATTTGATTGAAGAATGATGTTCCTGTTGTACTAATACCTGCAATAGTACCAGCAGATGCAGTAACAGTTACAATACCAGCAGATAAAGCAGATACTGATAGATTGGTTCCAAAATTAATAGTTCCTGCAGTACCTATAGCAGAATCATCGTCTTTAATAACAACTCCTGATCCAGAAGCAACAATACCAGTTAAACCAGAACCATCACCAACAAATTTAGTAGCAGTAAGAACACCTACACTAAAAATACTCTTACTATTACCATCTAAATTACCACCTAGTTGTGGTGTAGTATCTCCAACTATATCAGTCGTAATACCTGTTAAAGAACTATAAGGATAATTAATTGCATCACTTAAATTAAATGCTGGTGTAACATCAGCAGACCCTAATGCAAGTTCTACTCCACCATAAGATACTGTAGAGTTATCTAATGCACTATTAGGAATAGAATTTAAACTTGCCCCAGAACCACTAAAAGTTGTCGCAGTTATAATACCAGAATAATTTGCATTACCATCAACATATAATGCATAACCTTCTTTCGCAGTAGCTCCTATTCCTACATTTTTTGTAGTATTAATACCAACACTATCTACTTCCCAAGTTCCACCTACACCTGTTGATCCACCGCCACTCGTACTAAGAACTCCAGAACCATTTATTGTTAATCCATCACCTATTTTAACTCCACCAAGAGTACTACCAGATGCTGTAGGTAATGTATACCCACCACCAGCAGTGGTTGTGAATTCAAATTTTCCTATACTATCATTATATTTTAAAAACTTACCGTCATAAGCAGAAGCATTTGTAGCAATACCAACAATATCATCAAGATATTTAAGATTTACTTCACCACCACCCCCTTGAGTATTAACAATATTTCTAAGATATCCTAATTCTCTCTTAATTTTCTCTAATTCACTAAGATTTTCAGATTCTTCATTTACTTCAGTCTTCTCAGTAATTTTATCTAATACTTTTATAGCATGATCAATTGTTTCTTCATCTTCTTTTTCAATTACTTCATCTAAAACTTCTTCAATTTCTTCTAATTTTTCTACTTCTTCTATTTTTTCATTAATTACTTCTTCAATATTTTCAACAGGAGATTCTTCTTTTTTCTCTTCCTCTTCACTGAATAAAAATTGTTCTAATGCTTCAATTTGTTTCTCTTCTTTCTTTTTCTTCTTTTCTATTTTTTTCTTTTCTTCCTTTAATCCACTAAAAATTTCACCTAGATCAATGTCTCCTACAACAGATCTAAATTCTTCTTCTTTTTTCTTTTTTTCTTGTCCTATGGCATCAAAAAAATCACCAAGATTTCCTAGATTCTCTGTCATTATGAATCTCCTTTGGAACTACTTTTCAATAATTTAGATAATTCTGCTGTGGAACCTACAAATAGTGCATTATTCACTGTAGTAGGTGATTTTGTATCTTCTTCATTAACATCTTTAAGTTTCTTTTGTAGATCCATCAATTTATCTGTAGCATCAGAAACACTTTTTATTAATTGTCCAGCAACTTCATATGCTCTAGGCATTTCACTTTCTTGAGCAAGCTCAAGTATTCCATTAATTGCTTCTTGGCCTTTTTCAATTATACTATAAAGATTTCCTCTTGTATACTCATAATCTTTAGTTATATCATCAACAACTGGTTTTCCTTTAACATCTTGAACTTCAGGTTCAATAGAAATTAATTCAGAAGAATCTTCTTCAAATTCTTCTTCAGATGTATCAAATACATTATTCAAATTAGAAAATTTGTCGTTTTTCATGATAATTCATTTAAGTTACATCAGTTCCTAAAGAAGGACTAAAGACATATCCGTCTCCAAAAGTTTGAGTCGTTCCACTAAATCCAAAGTCATCACCTACTTCAATTAAAGCATTGTCAGCAGCACTAATAAGTTTTAGAGGTGAACCCTTAACATGTTCCTTAACAGTAGTACCATCTTTTCCTCTTTCAACAGTAAGTTTATTATCTGTGGTATTCACCTTAGTAACATAAACTTCCTCTTCATTAATATCAATATAATTACCAACAGAAATAACTGAAGCATTATCAACTGCTAATATTGTATCAGCAAGTCCTATGTTGGCAGCAAGATTAGTCTTAACATCGTCTGTATAGTCTTTAACTGCTCTTGGAACAACAGTATATCTAACTTCACGAGACATATCAGGACGCATAGTGTAATCGACAACTGCTTTCTTAATAACAGCAGAGGAATCTGGTACAGGACCAAATAAGTAGGTCTTTGCAGCAAATCGTAATGTATATATTAATGCTCTTCTAGTAGTAAAATCTCCTTCATAATCATCTTGCATCTCTATATTTTCTAAAACTATAGGAATGTCTCTTTTCTCATTTACTTCAGATAAAAGATTAACTGTTAAATTATAAGATGGTTGAAAATATGGTATTATCTGTTCTACAATTTGAAGCATATCATCATTTAACTTAGTATAAATGCTAAGTTCAAAATTCATATTATAAGGAACTGGCATATAAACTTTCTTGGTTTTAGTCTTTGAATTTGGACTAGAAGTCAAAAAAGTTTGAGTAGTTGTTACCTTTCTCGTAGGATCATAGGTTAATCCATTAAACTCAAAAGACATTCTAGGAAGACTTATCTGAACCCCTTTCGTTAAAGTAGGATCTTGAGTAATTCTTGCAAGAAATTTTTGAGTTGGTCCATATGCCAAAGGCACATTCATCTCACTGAAAGATGCACCGTTATCAGTAACGTGTTTAATGGTAATTCCATTAAACATTGTTCCAAAGGATACTATTATTTTTCTCAGTATCTCGTGATAAAAATGTCCAAACATTTTATAGAGTTCCTCTTTTTATATAATACTATTTAACACACTTAGAAATCTAAGGATCTCCAAATGGATTTCTCTGTGTAAAGTCTAAAATAGAATCTCCTTCTGTTTGTAAAATCTTATTCTCATTAAATGGTTCAACAGTATCAAACTTCTGATTTGTTGTATCAGGTACATAAAGTGTGTAAGTTGCACCTGAAGTAGTTCCTCTAATTGTTTCTCCATCACTAAAGGTTCCGTTAATAATACCAATTTCAAGAGTCTTATCAGCAACATTCCATTCTTTAACTCTTGCTGTAGTAGATGAAGAAGTTCCTACAATTATTTCATTAAAGATGTAATTACCTGTTCCAATAACTGATGGAGCACCAATAGTAATAGTTGGTATTTGAGTATATCCAACACCAGCATTAGTAATTCTAACAGCAGTAATAGATCCAGCAGCACTTACAACAGCAACACCTTCTGCAGTAACTCCTATTCCTGTTGCTCCAGTAAATGAAACAGTTGGAGTAGTTGTGTATCCTGAACCACCATCAGTTACAGTTACAATTCCGATTGTTCCTGTAGTTCCAATTCCAGTAGTTGCGATAGTTCCACCACCAGTAGTATTATTAAAGACAATATCTGGTGCTGCTGTATATCCACTACCTGGGTCGTTAATATAAATCTTATCCAATCCACCAGCAGGGTTAACAAACGCTGTTGCAACGGCAACACGACCCCCAGAAGGAGCAGATGATATTGCAACTGTAGTATCAGTTAAGTTATAACCATCATTCCATATTGTGATATATTGAACACCACCATCTGTTAGAGAAGTAAGTGCTGTTGCAGTTGTTCCAATACCAACTAATTGTAAAGTTTGAATATATCCAAAATCTTGAACATTATCATCTATAGTTTCAAGATTAGTATCAATAACTTCATCCTCATAACGGAAGAGCTCACATTTGAGTTTATAAGTATATGTTTTACGTAGCATGTAGAAAGGATCTTCCTTTTCTACTAATTTAATTTCAAATAATCTATCTCCAAGAGGGAACCAAACTAAATCTCCTTCTTTTGGTCTAGTAGCAAGTTTAATATCGTCTAAATCATCTATTAAAGGTTGTATATAATTCTGCCATCTATCTTGTGAAATAATTAAAGTAACATCATAGAGTTGCTGAACACCAAATTTAGAAAGAATTGGTCCCATTCCTTCATATCCATCATATGTTTCTACATATGCTTCTATAGGATATGAATCATTAAATTCAGATTGTACAACTTCTCTAATTACCTTTTTCTCAGTAAGATACTTCCTAGGAATATAATAAACTTCTATTCCATAGATTTTTAATTGTTCATTAATTAAATCTTGTACCAAATTCTGCTCAGTTGCAGAACCTTGCTGAAAAAAAGGATTAAGTACCATGATATTAACCTATCATATCCAATGGCATTTCTTCATAATCATATGTCATTCTTTCACGTATCTCATCAACTTCTCTCTGACCATCATCATAAATCTGACGACCATTCAATTCAACTCCACCAGGAAGTTTTACTCCTTGGAATTTAATTAAATTCATTCCCCACTGCCTTTTCATTGTTGCAGTAAGGTATCTCTTTACAAAAGTATCATTATATACTCTTGTAAAATCTGCGGCTGTAGTAGTTACATATGCATCAATTATAATATAAGATCCTACTCCAATAGTTCCCCAATCAGTATCAATATATAATCTTCCTTTCCTTTTATTAAATCTAATTTGTTTTTCTGTATTAAATAAGAAATCTACTTCACTCAAATAAGTTCTTGCCATAAAATAACTTAACATGGCATCTTTATTAAATCCTTGAGAATTTCCATAATACCATCCATATAAAGGACTAAATCCACCACCAAATGGAGTTATTCCTGATGCAAGAGATGCAAAACTATTCCATCTAAAAACTTTTTCTACACCAATAATACTTTCTGGTAATTGAATATAATTACTATTCTCTTCTAATTTATAATCTACAGTTTCACCTACAATAGTAGTAGAAGTATTTGTTGTTGTTATACCTGCATAAGGTGCTTTACCACCAGGTGCTCTTCCTCTATCAATATCTGCTTGTGTTATTTGATATTTAATATAATTTCTTTCTGCACCATCAAAAGTACGTTCATAAAAAAGTTGTAGAGTATCGTCAATCAGGTCATCTATTTGCTCATCTGCAAGGTTAATTTCTAGTACAGGAGCACCTAACTGCCTCAAGCAATATTGCGATAATTCTTCTCTGGTAGTAGGTTTTGCCATTATACACCATTTTAACAACTATTTATAAATTAAAAAGGAAGTGTCATTATTATGATAAAGTGAATGAGGTAGATCCTATACCAGCTGCAGTAAATATAAGTTTATTAGATTCTACCGTAATTTTAACTGCAGTTGTACTAGCAGCACTTATAAATCCATTAGAAGCAGTTACAATACCAGTAATATTAACATTACCCGATGTATCAATTCTAACTCTTTCAGTATTTCCACCTGTTTTGAATACCATAGAATTATCACTATGGTCATAATTAATTTGACCCATTCTATATGCTGGATCACTTGTTCCATCTGCAAAAGCAATAATTCCAGAATTAGAAGTACCACTATAAATGGTCATTCCTCTATCACCCGTCTCTCTACCAATTGCTAATTCATCAGCAGAAGACCAAAAACTTTCTGACTTATTACCTATTCTAAATGGACCATTTCCTACACGGAATAATTCAATCTCACCTCCTCCAGAACCACTATGAACTATAAAATCTGGATAACTACTTGGATGTGTTATGGTTATATTTCCATTTCCAGCAGTATATGTGTTAGTCTTTACCGACTTAAAGTCAAAAGAAACACTAGTTCCTGACCCAACAGTCGTTATACCAGTAATAATAGAATTTCCTACTACTGTTAATGGTGTAGAAATACTATCAGTTCCAATTCCAAGTCTACCATCTTGAATTTCTATATTTCCTCCTACTACTGCGAGTCTAGAAGAAGTGGGGATAGTTGTTCCAATTCCTACACTTACTGTAGTTCCTAGTCCAACAACACTATTATGACTAGTACCAAAACCAGAATACCTGGTTACAGTAACATTGTTAGTAATAGTACTTCCGTTTTTAAGAATGAGTGGTTCTGCCATTTTACGTAGTTATTCCAGGACTTACAAAAACTTGACCTTGTGCTGCTCTTACTTTACTTCCAGTAGATTCTGTTATTACAACATCATAGAAATATCTTCCAGATTTCATAGCAGTTGTCTGAGTATCAGTAAGAGAAAGACTTACTTCTCCACCAATAGCAGAAGTTATTCCAACGCTAAAAACAGTTTTTGAAGTTGCAGTTTCATGTTTTTTAATATAAGAATCAACAGAACATTCTGTTAGAT